ATCAGTTGATTGAGAAATAGTCCAAGTTCCTAAACTTGATATTGCTAATCTATGTCTATCTAAAGCATGATAACCAGATGAAGTAATTGAACTAGCAGATGTACTTCTTTGAGCTTGGCTCATATCTCCATTGATTATGATGTTTCTAAATTGATTAGAATTAAAAGATAGCTTTGCGTCTGTTACCGAGCTGTCTGTTATCGCTGCTGTTGTTACTTTATCTATTGCCATTACATATTCTCTAATTGTTCAGCTTTAAAAGTTGCATAAGCATCTTTAACATCTTGTGTCCAGACTGCATTACATACTGCTTGAACCTCTGAGTGTTCATTCGTAATATCTGCATCTGGCATTAAAGAATGTCTATGATACTTTCTTGATAATTCTTCGTTGTCTTCCATAACTACAGTATCTGTTCTTACTTGAACTGATTTGTATTTTCCGACCACTTCGATTTTACCAATCTGTGTCTCTTTAGTTATTGCCATAGTTTGTCTCCTTTGTTGTTAAGCTGTTCTATAATATCCATGTAATAATAGACCTGCATTTATGTTTGTAGCTTCAGTTCCTAAAAAAGAAGTTCCATTATTTTGATAAAAATAAAGTAAAGTGCTATTTGAAGCTACATGACTAGTAATGTCTCCATCACTTCTAAAATTAAAGTTTATATTTATAGTTGCACCACCATAAGGAGAACCACTATCAGATGAAAAAGGTAATCCAGATATACTTAATTGAGATGTAGTTGCACTCATTCCACTTCCTTGTATTTGTATTTGAAAAAAACATAAATTTCCAATTTTTGTGTATTCTCCTACTTGATAACTATAACTACCACCAGATGTACCAGCATTATAAGCAGGTGTCCAAGTTCCTTCTTCGTAATCGTCTAATTTGTTTGCTGTGCCTGTGCCACCAACAAGTAGACCACCACCTAAGTATAAATCTTTGTAAGCTGCTCCAGAAGCTCCTAAATCAATCGCATTATCTCTGTCTGTTCCTGTGCTTGTGCTAGGTGTGATAGCATCTGGATTTATCTTAAAACCAGTATTATTGCTAGAGTTGTTGGTCATAAAAATATTTGCAGCTTTATTACCAATACTACCAACTACTGTTCCATCTTTTTGTAATTCTAAAATATTTCCATCACTAGATGTTCTGTTAAATGAAGAAACAACAGCACCACTTTGAGCAAGAGGATAACTTATTTGTGAATTGTTTATAGACCCTGCAGGAGCGTTGACTGTGCCTACCGCTTTTCCTAAAAATACACAATACATTTCGTCCGTACCATTTGTTAACGCTGCGGATAGTGTCAAAGTTGTGCCTGATGCAGTGTATGCTTTACCTGATCCTGGCTCCTGGACAATGTTATTTATTACAAGTCTGATATCATTTTCATTAGTTACGGAATGTGATAGCGTATACGCAGTTTGAGAGTTTACGATTGTAAATACTTGTCTCTCAAAACTTATGAAACTTCTTGCGGGTGCGTTTCCTAAATAGGCCATGAATCTCCTATGTACTTATATCGTCTACAGCGCCAACGATAGTATCTAAAGATGATGCTGTATCTGATTTAACATACAGTTGATCTCCAGAAGCAAGAACAATTTTACTGCCCCCATCAATAAGCTCTAAAGATCCACCACTAACAATTGGCGCATTTTTAATTAAAAAATAATTAGATCCGCCTCTTTCAATGTAAACTTCTACTGTTATAGTTGAAGTTGTAGTATTAGCTAATCTTACGCTAATTAAACAATCAATACTGTTAGTAGCTCCGCCTAAAGCATCAACTGCTGATGTCCCTGTGTTTCTTGTAATATAATTTTTAAAATTTTGAGCCATAATTTACCTATACTATAACGCAATTGACATGGCAATTACGAATCCAGAACTTACTCCAGATGATGCTGCCCATTCGGGAGCGTTTCCGCCAGAGTTAACTTGCAAAATATGTCCAGCGGATCCTAATGCTAAACGTGCAGGTGTGTTTGCTGCCGATGCGTATGGCATATCTCCTTGTGTTGTTAATACCATATCCATTGTTTTATTTGCAGGAAGAGTACAAAATACATCTAGTGTATTTGAACCACCCGAATTGAAATTTACTAATGAGTCACTATTAGAAGATGAAATAACAGAATTTCTTGCTAATGTATCTGGAGTAGCATCTGTTACAGTTCCCAAACCTACTTCAAAATTATTTGTCCCTTGTTCAAAAATACAATAATAAGTAGTGTTACTATTTCCAACTCCAGCAACAAAAGTTTCAAAACCAGTTGCTGCACCAGCAAGGTTTAGTGTACCTGTGCCTTGTGTTGTACTAGTTTCTTTTACTCTATCATTCAAGACAAGTGCCATCGAAACCTTTCCTTACGTTAATCTTAATATTGCAGCAGATGTTGTAAATGCTGGGAATTGAATTGTAAATGTTCCTGCAGTTGCAGTTTTATCTCCACCAAAATCTAAAACACAAACAGCATCAGTAGTACCTGAACCACCGTCAGTTGTTGTATTATAAATTAAAGCTCCTCTTGCAGTAAGAGTTACACCTACGAATGATAAGTCAGCAAAATCTGTGATAGCCACAGAAGATGAAACTTTAACACCTTGGTTTACTAATGCTTTTCCACCTGCACTATAACCTGATGAGGATACTTCAGTGTTTGATCCACCACCTGGGTTTGTGGAATAGTTAGTAGTTGATTTTCCTAAAGTTGCAGAACTTGTAAACATCGCTAACTTGTAAGTGTCAGATGATGTATCAAAGTCATGTTTTGCTTGTAGCAATTGTTTCTTAAAAGAATCACAAATTGCATTAGTTGTTATAGCCATAATATTTCTCCTTTAATTTTTTATGGTGATGGTGAAGGTACTTTAACTCTTGGTACCCCATCATCGTATTCTGCTCGTCTTCTTCTCCCCATTTGTTGGAGAGCAAAATTTTGTACACTTTCATTATACTTACTTTTATATAGATTGTACATATCCATGGGACCTTTGAGATAAGCAAAAGCCTCAGTAAGTACTCCATCTAAAAGCATTCCTTGTTGGTATTCTGATAAATAAGTATTGTTAGTAGAGGTAAAATTTGGTGGTGTAATAACATAATTTAGTTGTACCCCATAAGCTTGATCTGGAGTAGGAGCTACAACAATTGAAGCATCATCCCAATTAGCGTAGTATTTTGGTAATCCTGTTGTATTACTTCCATTATATTCTGATATAAAACTAGTATCTCTTTTTTCTAAAAAAGTTCTAGCACTAGTAATACTAGTGTCAGCAAATACTTGTAGAGATCTAAGAACTAAAAAATCTGCAGGTGTTACTAAATACCTTTTGTTTGCAGTGAATGATGAAGTTGCGTATTTTCTTGTGTCATCATAGTCCACGGCTCCTGCTACATTTAATTCTGTGTTTCTTATAAATTGTCCAATAATTGTATCACTCAATACATTTGAATCTACTTCTGTGTAGTTTCGAACTTGTGTTAAAAAATCTGAATATGATATAGCCATTATGTAATATTTACCTCCACTTTTCCTATTGTGGATAACAATTCTCTTCTCCTATTTTGTAATGAAGGATCTTCTGGTATCATACTATGTAAAACTGAAGTTACTTGGACGCCATCAATAACTCTTGTAATTTTAAAATCTTGTGTCTTAAATGCAAAATCACCAGGTAAAGTTAAATTAGCTACACCAACCATTGTGCCACCTGAATTAGTAATAGTTACATCACTTGTATTTGTATTAATAAAAGGCTGAATTGGTTGTTGAAATTTTTGATTTCTAGAATTTTGTAAAGCTATAGCATCAGCAGTATTATGTCTTCTTCTTATCTGTGGATGTTTTGGCTCAAATTCAGAAATATGCACCAAAGAACCATTCCATTCTTTTACCATTTCTTTATATGGAAAGGCCATTCCTGATCTATCTGATATAGCTTGAGATCTTTTTCCTGTTGCGTATTTAGCCATTATATGCCTGTCGGGTAAAATGATTGTGGTGTAATATATGT